TTGGCGTCAAGTCACTCCTCGACTCGCAACGCTGGGGATCGTACCGATGAGTATTGAAGGCAGGATCAAGGTTGACGCTTTGTTTCACGACAGCGACGGCACCGCCTCGCTCAAGGTGGTGTCGCTTGCGTCGAGCGTCGGCTACTCGACCGGCAAGGTGGCGGTGGTGACTGGCACCGCAGGCACAAGCCAGGTGTTTCTCAATCTGTACTCCACGCAATATCGAGACGCCGGCGGCAATCTCGTCACGTTCGCCAGCACTGCCATTTCTCACATTGCGTTTGCGTTCCAAGGGGCACCTGGTCAGTTCCGCAAGTTGCATGACACAAACGACAACGTGGCGCTTGTTTCCAAGAATAACGAGGTTGCGTGCTCTGCTGTTCCCACATACATAGACGCACTCATCGAAACGGCCGCGAACACTGGCACGTACACCATCGTGCTGTATGGCACATGATCAACGCCGGCAATCTCCGAGAGCGTGTGACGGTGCAGCAGGCCACCGAGAGCCGAAACGGCATCGGCGAAACCGTGCTGTCGTGGGCCACGTTCGCCACCGTGTGGGCCAGCGTTGAAGGCGTGTCGGCCCGCGAGGCCCTGACGGCTGGCCAGAACGAAGTCAGCATCACGCACAAAGTGCAGATGCGGTATCTCACTGGGCTCACGCAGCGGATGCGATTGCAGTGGCGCGGCCGCACGCTGGAGATTGTCAGCCTGCTCGAACACGACAACCGCAGCCGGCATGAACTGATCTGCCAAGAGACATCGCCATGAGCAGCGTATTTGCTGAAGGCCCGTCGCTGATCAGGCTATCGATCGGCAAGGGCAAGTCCGCCAAGGAGGCGTATGGGCTGACGGCCCTCTCCGAGATCGTGGCGGCCCTGAAGCGGCTGCCAAAGGAGATCAGCCTGAAGTATCAGGCGCAGGCGCTGCGGAAAGCCGCTAAGCCGGGGCAGGAGGCCCTGCGTCGAGAAGTGGCCCAACTGGGCCAGGTAACGGGCAATCTGCTGGCCAGCGTCAACAAGGCCGAGCGGAAGTACACGAACAACAAAGCCCAACTGCCGGTCAGCGTGATCGTGGTGGGCTTCCGCCGCCCGGTGAACTCCAAAAGCCAGAAGGGGGCCACGCCCGCATTCACGGGCGGCACGGTTCTCAAGGGGCCCAACCGGGCGTACCACTCGCACCTTGTCGAGTACGGCACCAGGCCACGCACGGCAGGCAAGAGCAAGGTGGTGGCCCGCAAGCGTGTGATTCTGGGGGGCCGCATCCAGACCATCAACCTGCGGATCAAGCAGCAGTCCAGCCGCCGAATCCTCTCGTCGTTCAAGACTCGAGGCCCGTTCACTGGCCGGGGCATGTACCCGGTGAACTTCATTGCCAGCGGCACCGTTGCGGGCTCGCCGGCCAGGCGTCCGCTGCGGAAGGCGTTCGACTCGTCGAAGGCCCAGATGCAGAGCATCCTCGACGTGGAGATGCGAAAGGCCCTGACCAAGGCTGTGCGGGAGTATGAGCAGAAATACGGCGACACCTGGGGGCTCTCGCAATGATGCAATCGCCAGAAGCCGCCCTGTGTCGTGTGCTCGCTGCGTCGCCATCGGTGGCCCGGCTGGCTGCGTTTCGGCAGTACCCCAACGGCAGCATCGTCGCCGAGCAGCTGCCGTTCATCGCTTGGCGCCGCACTGGCATCGGCCGCGTGCAGACGCTGGACGCCCCGTCAGGGCTGCCACGTGTCACCGTGGACTTCGTGGTGTACGCCGGCACCTACGAGTCGGCCCGGGAGTTGGCCGACGCCGTGCGGCTGATTCTGGATGGGTACGGGGGCACTGTCCTAGGCTGCACTGTGTCGCAAGTCTCGCTTGAAAACGAGGCCGACGACCTGGTGACGCTGGCCGGTGGCGACCTGCCGCCGGTGTACCAGATCACGCAGACCTACGACGTGTGGTGGCAGGAGTAACCGAATGTCCGCAACGCCGCATGATGCCTCTGGCACGACGTTTTCTTTCGCTGGCGTCACGTACACCGTGACCAACATCACGTACACGATCGCCGACAACAATGCGACCGACAACATCGACATTTCGCATCTCGGCCAGACGACCGGCCAGACGGTGCTGACGCTGTCCAGGCCGCTCAAGGGCTCGGCCGGCGACACCGGCAAGGAAGTCACGATCGACTACCTGTCGAGGACCGGGGCCACCCCGATTTCGCAGTCGCTCTCGGGCACCATCATCATCGCCGGCGGCATCACGCTGTCGGCTGCGGCGACCTGCAAGAGCTCGACGATCACGCTGGCCACCAACGACGCCATCAAGGGCTCGGCCTCGTTCCAGGTTGCCTGATCGCTCACGGAGGCCGCCGTGGCGACGCTATCAGCCGGCATCTCCGTATCGTGGGACAGCGTGCCGTTCGAGGAGGTGACAGACCTCCAGGTGCAGCACGGCGGCGGCCAGCCCAAGGGCCGCACGACGGCGTGGACTGACGAAGTCGGCACCGTGTCCGTGGCGTGCCTCGGCACCACGAACGTGTCCACGGCCAAGTACGGCGAGCGGAAGTCTCTGCAGATCAGCGGCGGCGGCGTTTCCTTGACGGCCACTGCAATCTATGAGCAGGTGACGGCCCAGCCAGAGCTCAACGGTGTGACTCGGTTTGCCGTCACGTTTCGACTCCTCGACGGGTAACACTCATGCCGCTGACTCGTGACCAGATCGACAACGCCCCCGACGCCAAGATCATCACCGTCGATGCCCCCGAACTGGGCGGCGACGGCAAGGTGTGCCTGCGGCTGATGAGCGTGGGCGACCGTGACGCTTATGAAGTGCTGTCGCTGGACGCCAAGCACGGCGTGCCGGTGGACTTTCGCAGCGAGATCCTGTCCCGCACCATCTGCGACGAGCGCGGCAACCTGCTGTTCTCTGGCGACGAAGGCAAGGCGTCCATCCGCAAGCGTTCGGCCGACGTGATGGATCGTCTTTGGCGTGCGGCCATGAAGCACAACGCACTGACCGAGGAGGAGGTAAAGAAGATTGCGGGGGAATAAACGCCCGGCCGACGCTGCTCTTCAAGCTCCGTCTCGCCGGGCACCTCGGCAAAACGCTGTCCGAGATCGACGCCATGGACTCACGCGAGTTCTCGACGTGGATAGCGTGCTCGAGGTGGTTCGTTCCGCTGGATGACTCGTGGGGCCAGACAGCAATGCTGGCCACCGCAGTTCTCGCCCCGCACAGCAAGACGCCGCCTGATCCTGAGAAGTTCATCCCGGTGGAAGAGCGGGCACCAAAACATCCCAAGCAGATTCAAGACACGTTGATGCAGATGGCCCGGGACCTCGGGCAGAAATAGCCATGGCCACAATCTCACTCGGATTCAACCTGTCGGCATCCGCTGTCCAGATGGCCAGCGGCATCAATGCCGGCGTGGTCGAACTGGAGAAACTCGGCCTGGCGGCAAGAAAGACGCAGCAGGACGTTTCGACGCTCAAGACGATCGAACTCTCACGGGCGTTCATCGCCACGGTACGCACGGCGGCGTCGGCGTTCTCGTCGTTCATCGGCGGCACCGCTGGGGCCGTGGCCAGCATCGACGACCTAGCCCAGAGAACCGGCATCTCCGCTGGCGTGCTCCAGGGCTACACGCTCGCGGCGAATCAGTCTGGCGTTTCGCTTGAAACATTTGGCCGCTCGGTTCAGAAGCTCACGGTGAATCTCGGCGAAGCCCAGACGGGCAACCGCACCGCCATAAAGTCTTTCGCTGATCTCGGCCTGTCGGTTCGTGACTTGGCGAACCTGAATCCCGACCAGGCGTTCAACGCCGTCGTGGCGGCGATCTCTAGGCTGCCGAACCCAGCGCAACAGGCAGCTGCTGCCGTGTCGGTGTTTGGCCGTGCTGGCGTCGAGCTGGTGCCAATCTTCCAGCAGGGTGCCACTTATCTGCAGTCGATGACTGCCGAGGCCCAGCGGCTCGGCATCGTGCTCAGCCCCCAGCAGACGGCTGGCATTGCCGCATTGGACGACTCGCTGCAAAAGACGCAGGTGACTCTGCAGGGCTTTGCGGCCCGGCTGGTGGCCGAGTTTGCACCGGCTTTGACCCGGGCGGCCGAGCAGGCGGCGACGTTCATTGCGAGCATCGACGCCACGCAGGTGGCCCTCACTGTTTCGTCGGCCGTGTCAGGATTGGCGTCGGCGTTCTCGCTAGTGGCCACAGCAGCCGCACCGCTGGCTGGCAACATCCTGCCGCTGATCGGCGGGTACTTGGCATTTATCAATCGCCAGGTACTGGCCAGTGGGATCAGCAATCTCGCCACGGGATTCGTTGCCGCTGCGGCATCTGCGTTTCGTTTTGCTGGTGCGGTTGGCGTTGCAGCCGTAGGCGTGCGGGCTCTTGGCGCTGCCATACGGGCCACGCTCGCCTCCACTGGCATCGGGCTTCTGGTGGTCGTTCTCGGTGCCCTAGCTGGCTCGGCCGTTGAGTGGGCCATCTCGTCTACGACAGCAGGCTCTGACGTGGCGACTGCGTTCGACTCACCCGTGGCGGCGGCGGCGTCTTATCGTCGTGCTATCCGTGGGGCGATTGACGACACGGACGAGCTCGGCACCAAGTCCAAAGACGCGCTGAAGGTGCCGACATTCAACGCTCGTGATCTGGCGCAAGAGGCAGTCAATGAAGCCGCCACGGCAGTTCGTGGTTTGGCCAGAGAACTTGGCGGCCTGAACAACGTGCCGAAAGAACTGCTTGAGCGGTTCCGTGTGCTTCGTGGAGACGCCGAGTCAATCAACAGTCTGTCGCTGGCCTACAGCGATTCACTGCGGGACACCACGAGAGACGCTAAGACGCTGGCCGAGGAAGTGCGTCTGATCACCGATGCCCGCAAGCGTGAGGCAGAAGCGGCCAAGGAAGCGTCCGACGCCGCCAAGAAGGCTGCCGAGGAGTCCCGCAGCCGTGTGGCCGACCTAGCCAACGCCG